AATGTGCTTGTAAGAACAGGTATTTCAACTTAGAGGTGAAGAATGGCTCAACCAAGTTCCAGAGAAGGATTAATAGATTACGCAAAAAGACAGTTGGGTTTTCCTGTCTTAGAGATTAACGTTGCAGATGAACAGTTTCAAGATCTGTTAGATGATGCTATTCAGATATATCAAGAGAGACATTATGATGGTATCGCAAGAATGTATCTTAAATATAAAATTACACAGGATGATATTGATAGAGGACAAGCGAGAGGAGGAGATTCAACTTTAGGAATAACAACAACAACTACAACATCAACAGTTGGATTATCCACAACATTTAATATAGAGGAAAACAATAATTACATACAAATGCCTCCATCTGTAATTGGAGTTAATCAAATATTTAAAGTTAGATCAGATACAGTCTATGATGGTCTATTTAATATTCGTTATCAGTTATTCTTAAATGACTTGTATGCTTTTGGATCAATTGACCTTCTTCAATATGCGATGGTTCAAACTAAACTCGAAGATATCACTTTCTTATTAAATCCAGATGTGAGATATCGATTTAATATTCGTCAGGATCGTCTTTATATTGATGTTGACTGGGCACAAATAAACAAGGATGATTATTTTGTAATTGATTGTTTCCGTATCTTAGATCCAGATGATTTTACAAAAGTATATAACGATCAGTTTTTAAAGAGATATTTTACAGCATTGTGTAAAAGACAATGGGGACAAAATCTAATCAAGTTTCAAGGAGTTCAACTACCTGGCGGTATTCAATTAAATGGTCGTCAAATTTATGATGACGGTGTTGCAGAATTAGCTGAGATAAGAGCTAAGATGGCAAGTGATTATGAAATGCCTCCACTTGATATGATTGGATAATGTTAAATCCGTTTTTTCTACAGGGTTCTAAAGGGGAACAAGGTTTAGTTCAAGACTTAGTTAATGAACAACTAAGGATGTATGGCATCGAGTGTCATTACATCCCTCGTAAATTAATGACATCTAGAACGATCATGAAAGAAGTGGTCGAGTCTAGATTTGATCAGGCATTTCCTCTTGAAGCATATCTAATGAATATTGATGGGTATGCTGGACAAGGAGATATACTTACAAAATTTGGTGTTCGAGTTACTGATGAGGCAACATTTGTAATATCAAAAGAAAGATTTGAAGAAGCAGTCGCACCATTTTTAGAACAAGATGATGATTATACTTTATCAAATCGCCCAAAGGAAGGGGATTTAATATTCTTTCCATTGGGAAAGAGAATGTTTGAGATTAAGTTTGTAGAACATGAGAGACCATTCTATCAACTACAAAAGAATTACGTCTATCAATTACAATGTGAACTCTTTGAATATGAGGATGAAGTCATTGACACCAATGTCAATGCAATTGATGAGGTAGTTCAAACAGAGGGATATATTGCAAGATTAGTTTTATCTGGTATTGGAAGTCTTGCGACTGCAAATACAACTCTTAACTTTGGTGCTGTTCAACAGATATTCTTACAAAATGATGGATACGGATATGTCGCTGCACCAACCGTTTCAATTAGCACTTCCCCTGGCGTGGATGCAACCGCTGTTGCAATCATGACATCAAGATCTGGTATCGCAACTGCTAAATCTATTGACAGAATTCTTTTAATTAATCCTGGCAGTGGATACATCGGAATACCCACCGTAACCGTGCCAGGCACTGGTATAGCGACTGCTGGCATCACTTCTCTAGGTTCTGTAGGTATCGTTACAATTACCTCTGGTGGTTCTGGTTACACAACTACACCAAATGTTGCGATCACCACTGCACCATCAGGAGGAACTGATGCAACCGCTGAGGCAGTAATGGTTGGTGGAACAATAAGTGCAATCAGAATTAGTAACGCTGGTAGTGGATATACTTCTGCTCCAACAATTACTGTTGGCGCTGCAACAACCATCGGAGATGGTGATTACATATTTAATGAGACAGTTCAAGTCTCCTCAAGTTCTGCTGAAACTGCAAGAGTCAAAGTATGGGATGCAGGGTCTCGGACTCTTGATGTTAGTATGCTCACTGCGATGGAGTTTCAAGTTGGTGAGAAGATTAAAGGACTTGAATCTGGTGCAGAATATGTAATAGAATCTGTTGATTATGATACTCCAAATGACTATCCAAACTCACAATATAAGGCGGATCAATACAATGATAATGCAGACTTTGAAACAGAAGCTGATGCAATTCTGGACTTCTCTGAGGGCAATCCTTTCGGAACATTCTAAATAGTTAGAAAGCTTTGATATGTTAGGTACTTATTTCTATCATGAGATATTAAGAAAGACAGTTATCGGTTTCGGTACTCTCTTTAATAATATTAACATTCGACACAAGGATGCGAGTGGAACAAATTTTAGTGTCTTGAAAGTGCCGTTGGCTTATGGGCCAATGCAGAAATTCTTGGCAAGAATTCAACAACAACCAGATTTAGACAGAGAGACAGCAATAACTCTTCCTCGATTGTCCTTTGAGATGCAAGGATTACAATATGACCCAACTCGCAAGACTGGAATTTCACAGACATTTCTTACACAAAATGGAACGAACGCAAAGAAGGTTTACATGCCTGTTCCCTATAACGTAGGATTTGAACTTAGTATTATGGCTAAGTTGAGTGATGATGCGTTACAGATATTAGAACAAATAGTTCCTTACTTTCAACCATCATTTAATATTACAGTAAATTTAATTAGTTCAATCGGTGAAAAGAAAGATATTCCAATCGTTCTTGAAAGTATTAATTACAGTGACCAATACGAGGGTGGTTTTGAAAGTCGTAGAACGATCATTTATACTTTATCATTCACTGCAAAAACATATCTATTCGGGCCAGTTGCAGATAATCCAGAAGGACTTATTAAGAAGGTCGATGTTGATTACTATGCTAGTCAAAACTTTACAACTGCAAAACGTAATATTCGATATAGTGCAACACCAACTGCGAAGAAAAATTATGATGATGATCAGGCGACAGTTGTTGATGGTGCAATATCAGAAAAGGTCACAACCTTCAAAGTTAGTGCTACCACTGACTTGGCTGCAAATCAAAGAATTATTATCGATACTGAGATTATGTTCATCCGAAGTATCAGTGGTCAAAATATAACTGTATATCGTGCGTATGATAATACGATTGCTGCTAAACATGAACATAACGCAAACATTGGTGTTCTAAGTGCAGTCGATAATGCATCTATTGAGTTTGGTGATGACTTTGGATTTGATGAAATGACATCATTCTTTGCAGATGGTAAAACATCTAGTCCATCTCAAGGTATAGACATCTAGGAGAGTTATGAAAAATTTTGATTCAATCGAGGAAGCACTTAACGTTGATACAGAGGTCGTTGAAGACAATAAGATTGAACCTCGAAAGAATCAACTGAAAAAGGATGATAAAAATGATTCTGAAAAGGACTATGAATATAGTCGTGCAAACTTATATTCTTTAGTTGAAAAAGGTCAAGAAGCAGTGAACGGTATATTAGAATTAGCACAGGAGTCAGATTCTGCGAGAGCATATGAAGTCGCTGCAACTACAATCAAAGCAGTCGCAGACACCACAGATAAACTTATTGACTTGCAACAAAAAATGAAGGATCTTGAACAGGATCCAAACAAAGGCCCTACTAATGTGACAAACGCATTATTTGTAGGATCAACAGCGGAGTTATCAAAATTAATTAAGAATCAGAATAAAGATGATAAATGAAATCTCCAGAACTCACAGAATTTTTTAGTCTTCTTGGAAAGGCGAAGAAAGAAAAGAAAGAAGAGTTTGATAATCTTCTCAAGGAAGCAGACATCAATCTTGATGTTTTAACTTCGTCTGTCGTTACTGGAATTAAAGAAGCAAAAGTAAATATAAAGAAACAAAAGAAGAAAGAAGAAAAATTAATCGAACAACTAGATTCGATAATAGATGTAATAGAAAATCCAAAAGAGATTAAAGATATCACAGAACCAGCAGTTACTGTTGGAGTGCCTGAAGATTTTGACGTGTCTTCTTTAGAGGATGCTGATGATAATCCATCATTTGAAGTTGTTGATTTAATCAAACCAGAGCCGATTAAAACACCAAAGATAAGTGATACTGTCGCACAGGCAATCAAGTTTATTGAGGAGACAAATCTAAAAGAAGAGATTGAAAATTCAGATGAGACAAGTTTAGATAATCTTAAGTCAGAAATCAAACAAGTCAGAGATATTTTATATAAAGTTCTTGCACATGGGCCAGGATCTGGTGAAGTTAATCTTTTAAAACTTGATGATGTTGATGAAGATAGTGCAAAGGTAGATGGTAAGTTTCTAAAATACGAATCATCGAGTGGTAAGTTTATAGGTGGGGACGCCAGTGGCGGTGCTGGTATTGGAACAAATGGAAGTGTTAACACAGTTGGAATTATCACCGCCGCACAGTTCTCAGGATTCAGTCATCTAATAGCACCACACGCATCAACTAAGACAATCACAGTTACAGTTGTCACTAAAACAACTGCACACAGATATTATGGAACAGGTAGTAGTCAAGGATATGCTTTAGATAATGTAGAATCTCCATTTTTAACACTTACACCTGGCAGAACATATCGTTTTTCTGGATCAGTAGCTGGTAGTCATCCATTCCGTTTCTATCTTGATGCTGCAAAGGCAACTGCATATACAACAGGTGTCACTGTAGGATCAGGTTATGTTGATTTAGAAGTTACAGATTCTACACCAACTGTTCTTCATTATCAGTGTTCCTCTCACGGTTATATGGGAAATGCAGTACAGGTAAGTTCAAGTAATGCGATTCAATTAAACAGTCAATCTGCGTCATATTATCTTAATTATAATAATTTTACAAATACACCAACAATACCAAGTAATAACAATCAGCTGACTAATGGTGCTGGATATATTACAACCTCATTTACAAATACTAATCAACTTACAAATGGCGCTGGATTTATTACTGCAAGTGATGATATCACAGGTAACGCTGCAACTGCAACAAATTCAACACAACTAAACGGACAAGCAGCATCATTCTATCTTAACTATAACAATTTCTCTAACACACCAACAATACCGACCAATAATAATCAACTGACTAATGGTTCTAACTTCATCACTGCGAGTGACAATATCACAGGGACATCTGCTGGATTAACAGGAACACCAAGTATCACAGTTACTAATATTACTGCGAATGGGAATGTTTCAATTGCTGGGACTCTAACATATGAAGATGTAACTAATATTGATTCTGTTGGTTTAGTAACTGCAAGATCTGGTTTAGTTGTTGGAACTGGTGTCACATTAAGTAAAGATGGTGATGGATTCTTCACTGGTGTTACAACGGCAACAACATTCGTTGGAAGTTTAACGGGAACTGCTTCAAATGCAACTCAGTTAAACAGTCAAGCTGCATCATATTACTTAGACTATAATAATTTTTCTAACACACCTACAATACCAACTAATAATAATCAGTTAACAAACGGTGCTGGTTTTATTACTGGATCTGCCCTGAATGCATCAAATTTAAGTTCAGGAACTATACCTGATGCAAGATTCCCATCTACGTTACCAGCGATTGATGGATCTGCACTCACTGGTATGGCATCTACAGATAATGTGAGAACAGGAATTCTAGATGTTGCTGGTATTGCCACATTTAGAGACAGAGCTCAATTTAATTCCTCAGTCGGCATTGGAATTGATGATCCATTACAAAAATTACATATAGCAGATAGCACCTCCGCAAATATTTACATTGAAACAAAAAACTCAACTACTGGTTCCACAGCAGGAATTTATTACAAAACCTCTAGTTCTACACCAGCTGGTTTTTTCAAAACTGGTATAGTTTTAGAAGATGATGGCACTAGTTTTGCAAGAGGAAAATTACACATACTGCAAAATAATACAGCTGATACTTCTAATGCAACATTATCTGACTCGGTTGTAACTTTTAATCAAGATGGTTCAGTTATCGTTGGAAGTGGTATCACACTCAGCTCTGATGGAGATATATTTGCAACAGGTGTAACCACATCAACAACTTTTGTAGGTGATTTAACTGGTGACGTTACAGGAACTGCATCAAACGCCACACTGGCAGTCAGCGCTCAAGGTTTAACAGGATCACCTAACGTCACAGTCACAAACGTCAATGCTGTTGATGCAATTATTAGTGGTAACTTATCTGTTGCTGGAACGATTACATCTCTAGACCAGAATGATATTCTTGCAACTGGTATCATAACTGCATCATCTGGTGTAGATCTTGGAGATCCAGGCATTGTCACACTTTCGAGTGATACTTTGACAACTACATCTACAAGTGCAGATACAGTTGCAAGTGTTTCTGCGACAGTCAATCGTTCTGCAACTTTCCAAGTTCAAGTGACTAGAGGAACTCAATATCATATGACAACAATCAATGTAATTCACGATGGTACTAATGCATTTTTGAGTGAATATGGAACAATTCGCACAGGTGAGATACTTGCAACATTTGACGCTGATATTAGTGGTGGTAATTTAAGACTTCGTGTGACTCCAACATCAACGGCATCCACAGTCTTTAAATTATCAAAGACTACAATAAAAGTATAAATATGTTTGAAGATACGATTCATTCATGGCTAAGAAGTGTCCGCCAGGCAAATATTACTGTTTCACCGATAAGAAATGTAAAAAGATACCTCGTGGGTATCGGATAGGTGCTCGTGGCTATCTTGCAAGAGATACAAAGGATGATGATAACGAAACAAAGAAAAATGGTAACGGAAGTTCTAACGGAAATGGGAACGGCGGGAATGGCGCTGGAAATGGTAACGGTGGTTCTGGTGGTAATGGTGGTGGCAATGGCGGTGGCGGAATGGGTGAATCGATAGTTTACGAAGCATCAAATCCTCGCATACCTCGTAAAAAGGGACAACCAGCAAAATCTAAAATTT